AAAGGTACGCTACTGACCCCTATTTAACATATCCCAACCCACTTTTAACAATTGCTAACACATTGTGGCACGCTTTTTGCTATGGGTCGCCTTTACCGTTTTTTAACATTTCGCACCTGACTTTGGCACGGTTTTTGTTATGCGTGTTCGCCCGTGAAATTGTTTCACGTGGAACAACGCCACACCGATGCACAAAATAAAATGTTTCACGTGGAACACAACACCAAGAGTTAATAAAAGTTAAAACGAAAATAATTTGTGCGCTTATGCTTGTATGTTAGAAAAAAGTTGTATCTTTGCAACGTATTACTTAAACAACTTGAAAATATGAAAGAGTTACTACAACATTTCAAAGAGCAACCGAAAGAAGCAATTAAAGAAGTTGCAATGTGTGTAATGATTTTTGCCGTTTGTGGGGCGATGTTGTTTTTATCTGCAATCTTGCAGGGTTGCACCGTTTCAAAGGGTACAACGGTACGGGGCAAGGCAACGATAATAACAACCGATACAACGGTAGTCAAACACAACGGTACGTTGAAATTTAAGAAGTCTATGTTTAACAATTAAAAGTTTACTACAATGGAAGAAAAAAGAAACGCATTTGACGAATTTAGTTTTGCCGCTTTGTCGGCGTTGGGTAGCCTTATGGCGTGTAATGAAGTTTGCCGCAACCAGCGTGCGGTTATGAAAATAAACCGCTTTCGTGCGTGGCTTATGGACTTGAAACCGCAAGCCAACCCCGAACCGAATTTGCCGTTTGACGGTGAACCGCAAGGACAGACAGCCGAATAATTAACAATAAGTTTAACAATTAAAAGATTACTACAATGAAAAGTTTTGCAAGTAAATTTAACAAGACCACGTTTGGCATTGACACAACCGATTTTCAGTACACCAAGTTAGCCGATATTTTTCAGTCTGAAAGCGAGGGCGGCAAAGATGTGATACACAAAATAAACGGGCTTTATGTCCATAAATCACAATTAGGCGACAGCCCCGTAATTATTGATGAGGAAAACAAACGGTTGGTGAACTTGCCAAGCCACACCGCCGAAACGGTACGTGAAATACTTGCCGATGATGAGGCAGTACAAACTATCAAAGACGGCAAAGTTGGTTACACGATTTACGAGTACGAGAGTCACGGCAAGAAGTGTTATTCTATTTCGTTTGTGGATTTGTAAGAGTTTGAAAAGTTATGTTTAACTTTGTAGGGGTTGCAATGTTTGTAACCCCTATTTAATATAATACCGTTATGGCAAAGTTAGGTTTTAAGATTAAGTTTACAAAATCGGTATTTGGAGCAACCCAACGGGCGAAAATCAAAAAAGAGATTTTGCAAGCCGTTGAAAGCAGCCCCGAATATAGAAAAGAGATTGCAAGGGTTTTCCAAATGGCAAACCGCCGTATTCAGAATATAGAGCAAAGCGGACAACTTTCGCCAGCCGTGCAAGCGTTAAATAAGGGCGATATACAAGGCTTTACAAAATTCTCAATGAAAGGCGATTGGAACACGCTAAAAATTGAGTACGGCAAGGCGATTTCGTTTTTACGCCAGCCAACCAGCACGGCGCAAGGTGCAAGGCAGTACGGGCAACACCTGCAACGTATGTACGATTTAACGCCCGATGAGTACAATTTAATGGCAAGGAACTTGCAAGGCAAGTTAAACAGCGTTTCAGACAGCGACTTTGTGGAACGGTATTTGATGCGATACAAGGATTTCACGGGCGAAATGGAGCAAAGCGCAAGCGATATAAGCACCCAAATTGAGAGTGAAGCGCAAAGCATATCACGGGCGATTGATGCAGAGATAGAGCGGCAAGCAAATGAGGTAGCCGACCAAATGGAGGATATGCAAAACGATATAGAGCGCATTTTGCGCAACTTTAATAAGTTTGGGTTATGAAAAAAATACCTTTTGAGTTACAAGAAAGAATAAACAGCCCGACCGAAATAAACGAAATACTGAAAGCCGCCGTAAATGAAAAGAACATTATCGGAAACAGCAAGGGCGAACGGTTTTACAACATACCGTGCGCATTTGATATTGAAACGACAAGTTTTTACCGTGATACGGACGGACGGGCGTACACATACGAGCAAGTGCAACGTATGCAGGACGGCAACGGGCGCAAAGCGAAATTAGAGAAAGCCGCAATTATGTACGTTTGGCAGTTTGGCATAAACGGATATACAATAATGGGGCGCACGTGGGGCGAGTTTGTTACGATGATGCAGACCGTAAGCGAGGTTTTGCAACTGAATGACAAATTACGCCTTATTGTGTATGTGCATAACCTTTCATACGAATTTCAGTTTTTGCGCAAGTGGTTTGAGTGGCAACGGGTTTTCAGTATTGATTTACGCAAACCGATATATGCGATAACAACGGGTAACATTGAGTTTCGTTGTAGTTACTTGCTTTCGGGTTATTCACTTGCAAAGTTGGGCGAGCAACTTATGAAATACAAGTGTGCAAAAGCCGTCGGCGATTTGGACTACCAGCAAATAAGGCATAGCGAAACGCCGCTAACAGACGCTGAAATACATTATTGCATAAACGATATTAAGGTAGTTATGTGCTATATCCAAGAACGCATTGAGGAAAGCAAAGGGATAACGCACATACCGATAACAAAGACGGGGTTTGTGCGCAAGTATTGCCGTGCGCATTGCTTACGTGAAAAGACCGATGCAGGAAAGACCGTACCAAATTGGGATTACGTGAACTTGATGCAGGAACTACAAATTACGGGTATGAATGAATTTAATATGCTGCAACGTGCGTTTGCAGGCGGTTTTACACACGCCAACGCCGAATATACGGACGAAATAATGTACAACGTGGATAGTTACGACTTTACAAGCAGTTACCCGTATGTAATGATAGCGGAAAAATACCCGATGTCGCAAGGCGTTGCAATCACGGTTAAAAGCACGGCGCAATTTGAGTTTTTAATATCAAAGTATTGTTGCGTGTTTGATATTGAGTTTACCAACATATTTGCCAGCGAAACGCAAGACAACCCGATAAGCGCAAGCAAATGTTTTGTGAAAGAAAACCCGTGCGAGAATAACGGGCGTATTGTGGCGGCTTCAAAAATTGCGCTGACAATTACGGACGTTGATTTTAATATAATCAAAAATTTTTACACGTGGGAAAGTATGCGAGTGGGTGAAATGTATTGTTACAAGAAAGACTATTTGCCGACCCCGTTTGTAAAATCTATCTTGCACTTGTACGAAAGCAAGACGAAATTAAAAGGCGTTGAGGGCAAAGAAGTGGAATATCTAAACAGCAAGGAAATGTTAAACAGTTGTTACGGTATGAGTGTTACCAACCCTTTGCGTGATGAGTTTACATATAACGGCGAGTGGGATATAAACTCAATGACAGCCGAACAAAAGCAGGAACTATTATACAAGTACAACACCAGCAAGAACCGTTTTTTGTTTTACCCGTGGGGCATTTTCGTAACCGCATACGCACGGCGCAACCTTTTCACGGGCATACATGAAGCAAAAGACGATTATATTTACAGCGACACGGACAGCATTAAAATAATGAACGGCAAAGCGCATGAAGCGTATTTCAAGGCTTATAATATGCAGGTGCAAATGAAATTGCGAGCCGCCTGCAAGTACCACGGTTTGCCGTTTTCCCTTTGCGAGCCACAAACGATAAAAGGCATAACGAAAACTTTGGGCGTGTGGGATTTCGAGGGTACATATACACGGTTTAAGACTTTGGGGGCTAAAAGATACATGGTGCAAGAACCCAACGCACTAAAAGCAAACGGACGGGCTTACGATTTCAGTTTAACCGTTTCGGGCGTAAACAAAAAGGCGGCGATACCGTATCTTATTGAAAAGTACGGGGCTGACGGTATATTTGATGCGTTCACCAACTATTTGGATATACCGCCAGCGGCAACGGGCAAAAACATACATACTTACATAGATTACGAGATACAAGGTGAGATAACCGACTACAAAGGCAGTACGGCGCACTATAACGAACGCACGGGCGTACATTTAGAGCCAACGGGGTATAGCCTTTCCCTTTCGGTTATGTATATAAACTATTTGCGAGGTATTAAATTTAAGGACTAAAATAATAAGAGTATGACTACAAGAAAGACAAAGACAGACAAGCCGAAATTTTACGACTTGAAAGCGATTTTAAGCAAGAACGCCGACTATAACGTGATATTTGGCGAGCGGTCAAACGGCAAGACTTATGCAGCCTTAAAATATGGTTTGGAAAACTATATCAAGACGGGCAAGCAAATGGCATATATACGCCGTTGGCGTGAGGATTTGAGGGGTAAACGTGCCGAAAGCCTGTTTGCAAACCACACCGCAAACGGGCTTATTGAGGAACTGACAGACGGCAAATTTAATGAAGTGTTCTATATGTCTAACAAGTGGTTTTTATCTTACTACGATGCAGAGAAAAACAAGCGTACACCCGACCCGACACCGTTTTGTTACGGCTTTTGCCTTTCAGAGCAAGAACACGAAAAAAGCAGCAGTTACCCGAATGTTACAACGATAATCTTTGATGAGTTTCTAACACGGCGGTATTATTTGCCCGATGAGTTTATGTTGTTTATGAACCTTTTGAGTACGATAATACGCCAGCGCAACGATGTCAAGGTTTTCATGTTGGGCAACACGGTAAACAAGTTTTGCCCGTACTTTACTGAAATGGGATTGAAGCAAGTGCCTTTCATGGAGCAAGGAACGATTGATATATACCGCTTTGGCGAACACGGTGCAATAGTGGCGGTTGAGTATTGCAGCAGCACCGTACAACACAAAGCCAGCAACAAATACTTTTGTTTCGACAACCAAAACTTGCAGATGATTACGGGCGGCAAATGGGAACTTGCAGTTTATCCGCATTTGCCTTGCAAGTACAAGCCGCAAGACGTTTTATTTGTGTACTATATCAAGTTTAACGATGTTGTTTTGCAAGGCAACATTATCCAAGTAGGCAACGAATGTTTCACGTACATACACGCCAAGACAACCCCGATAAAAGACGAGGAAAACAGCCTTATTTATTCACTTGAAATGAACGGCAAACCGAACTACAAACGCAAGTTGTTGAGTACGGCAAGTTATGTGGAACAACAAGTTGCACGGTTTTTCGCAATAGACAAAGTTTTCTACCAAGATAACGAAATAGGCGAGATAGTACGCAATTATTTAATTACGAGCGCAAAGACAAACATAGTTTCGTTGAAATGAAAATTTCGGGCGGTTTGGTGCAAATTACGTGCCGAACCGACCGTTTTACGAAATAAATGCCTATCTTTGCAAGTAGTAACTAAATTTATAACGATATGGACGCAAATACTATTATTCAAATTATTTCAAGTTTAGGTTTTCCGATTGTGATGTGTGGGGCTTTGTTTTGGTACATGGTGAAACAAAGGCAGGCGCACCAAGAAGAAACGGAACACCTGAAAGATACGATTGCGGAAAATACGAAAGTGTTAGCCGAACTTACAACCTTAATTAAAGTTTTGACAGATGAAAAGGAAAGATAACATTTACAAGTTGTACCAGCAACAAATACGGGACAAAGACACCGCCGTAACTGAATTTATGGCAAACACGTTGGCGAAAACTCAAAGTATGTTTGAGTATGAGGGTTTGCCCGACAGCATACCGCAAAAGGAATTGGAGCGGCTTTTGCAGACCACGGGCAACGCCTTTGTTACCAGCGTGGACGGCGTTTTGTATGCGCTTTCGGGCGGCAAGGGCGGCGAACCCGATGTTTACGGACGGGCAACGCTTTACACCGTGGCAAACCCTGCATTAAAGTTAAACAAAACCTACGATATTCAGAAAGACGGGGTTTTGATTGAGAATGACAGCAACGGCGAAAGCCTTTTGCCGCTGATTGGGCGTTATGCGGTATTATATACTGACGGGCTTATTTCGTTGAACACCGCCAGCATTTTAACACGCATTACGATGCTTATAAGTGCCAGCGATGACAAGACAAAACAGAGTGCCGAGGAATTTTTGCGCAAGATACAAGACGGCGAGTTTTCAATAATCGGCGAAAACGCATTTTTCAAGGGCGTAAATATGCAGACCGCACCGACCACAAACAGCGTGTATATTACGCAACTTATTGAGTTGGTGCAATACTACAAGGCGAGTATGTACAACGAATTGGGGCTAAATGCAAACTACAACATGAAACGGGAACGCCTTAATTTGGGCGAGGTATCAATGAATGTAGATGTACTTTTGCCGTATGTGGATAATATGCTAAAAGAAAGACAAAATGCAGTTGAGAAAATTAACGAAATGTTTGATACCGAAATTTCGGTTAAACTTGCTTCAAGTTGGGGTTTGGAAAGGGATAATTACAACGCTTTGGCGGCTGATTTGGAAACGGCAAAGGAAAACCCCGACCCGACAGACGAACCCGACCCGACAGAGGAAACAACCGAAACGGACGGAAACGACACCGAAACAGACGGAAACGACACCGAAACAGAGGAAACGAAAGAAACGGAAACGGAAACGGACGGTAACGACACCGAAACGACCGAAACAGAGGAAACAGAGGAAACAGAAACAAAAGACGATAAGCAATGAAATACAACGAACTATTTACAACGGGTAACGGGATATTTGCAACCGTTTTCAAAACTGAATACCCGACCGAGTACGCCGCAATTTTCGGCGATACCGACCCGACAAAGTTAGACGCTTACGCCTTACTGATGTACGGCGGCAAAACCGTTGTAAGCAGCATAACCAGCGACAACGCAAGCGATGTTGTTTCGGCGGTGATTGCGGTAAACGTGCAAGGGTGGGAACGTGAAGCGGCGGCGATGTTAGCCGATTACGATGTACTGACACCCGTAACGGGTGAAATTGAACGGACGGAAACCGTAACTTTGCAGGAAAGCACGGACAACACCGAAACGGGCGCAAACAAGGCTTTTAACGACACCGATTTTTCAGACAGCGACCGAAAGACCGCAAACGATGAGAGAAACCGCACAGAAAGCCGCAAAACGACCGAAACCAGCAAAGGAACGGGCGCAAGTAAATCAATTTCAAGTGAAATTGCAAAAGAATTGCAGTTGCGGCGTGATAATTGGAGAAAAAACATTATCTTTGCACTTGTAAGAGAATTAACAACGAGTATTTACGAATAACTAATTTTAATTTTTAGCAATATGGAAGTAAAACAGATTTACACGCTTATTAACAGCGTATCAAGTGAAGTGTTGGGGCGTACTGATATTGTAACCGAAGACCTTACGGGTATTGTGGATTTAGGCACGGAAGTGTTTAACCAAAATGCAGTTGATAACTACGTTAAATCACTTGTAAATCATATCGGCAAGGTGATTTTCGTAAACCGACCTTATGCAGGCAAAGTGCCAAGCGTTTTAATGGATGCGTGGGAGTTTGGCAGCGTGTTGGAAAAAATAAGTGCCGATGTTCCCGAAGCAGAGGAAAACGACACGTGGAACTTGACAGACGGACAGAGTTACGACCAAGATGTGTTCCACAAACCGACCGTAACCGCCAAATTTTTCAACTCAAAGGTTACGTTTGAAGTACCCGTATCAATCACTGAAAGGCAGGTAAAAGAAAGTTTCAGCAACGCCGCACAACTCAATGGATTTATTTCAATGATTTATGCAGCCGTTGAAAAATCAATGACTATCAAAGCCGATGCACTGATAATGCGCACTATTAACAACATGATTGCGGAAACCGTGTTAGCTGATGCGCAAGCGTTTGGAGCAACGGCGGCAGGCGATATGGCAGGGGCAGACCTTGCAAGCGCAAGCACGGCACGTTGTGTAAACCTTTTGAAGTTGTACAACGACAAGACAGGCGCAACCACAAAATTAACCGCTGCAAAGGCGATAACCGACCCCGATTTTATCCGCTTTGCGTCTTACGTAATGGGTACGTATGCCGACCGCCTGCAAAGCATTTCGACCGTGTTCAATGTTGGCGGCAAGGAAAGATTTACGCCGAAAGATATGTTACACGTTGTACTTTTGTCTGACTTTGCAAAGGCAGCGCAAACCTATCTTTATTCCGACACGTTTAACCGTGGCGATGTGCTTTTGCCGCAAGCCGAAACCGTACCTTTTTGGCAGGGCAGCGGACAAAACTACGAATTTGCCAGCACGGGTAACATTAATATCAAGGAAAGCGGCGGCAAAGCCGTTGAAATTTCGGGCGTGTTGGGCGTAATGTTCGACCGTGATGCGTTGGGCGTTTGCAATCTTGACAGACGAGTAACAACGAACTACAACGCAAAAGCCGAGTTTTTCAACAACTATTACAAGTTTGATGCGGGGTATTTCAACGATACAAACGAAAACTTTGTAGTATTCTTTATTGAGTAACTCAATAGGTATTAGATTGTTTAACTTTGGGCGGTGTGGGTGCAGGTGAAAGCGCACCGCACCGCCTTTTTTCTTTGCAGATATGACAACGATAAACTTTTATTCATACAACGGACACCCGAACACGGTAAACAAGCAGTTGGGCGAGTTTACGGCGATTGAGGGAGATTTGCGGCAAAGTTTTGATGTGTTGCGCCCGACCGTAACACTACGAAAGCAACCCCGACCGACTTTCAACTATTGTTACATACCCGATTTGGGACGTTATTATTTCGTTGATAGGGTGAGTTTTGAGGGAAACAACGCCTACGAACTTGTATTGCGTGTTGATGTACTGAAAACCTACGAAACCGAAATTTTGGCGGCAACGGGGCGTGTATCTGAAAGCGACAACCCCGACCCGTATATTTCAAACCGTGAAACGGTGTACAAGCGCACCCCGAATTTTGAGAAAGTGCCGTTTGCAAATACGGGCTTACTCAATGAAACGGGCGGCATTATTATGGTAACATTAAAAGGAACTGAAAACTAAAAGACTATGGCAGTAACAAACAATGTACCCCACAGCACGGATAAAAGCGCATGGCAAGGCGATGCAGGGTACGGCGATTATTGGTATTTGAAACTAACCGCCGAAAGCGGTTACAAGTTTGACGGCGATATAACAGCCGCTTACACGGACACCAGCGGACAACCGCAAACGCTTGTATTGACACCCCGAAACAGCCGTAATTTGGAAGTGTGGGCGTATGTATATGACACGGACGCAAACACGGCTTTCGTGGTTACGGGCAACACCCGTTTGGATAATGAATTAGAGGTTACGAACAACATACCCAACACGACCGCAACGGGCGTTAAAAGTGGGTCATGGAGCGGCAGCGTAAACGTAACAGCCGATGAGGGGTTTAAGATTACGAGCGCAAAAATAGCGTTTACGGACGGTTACGGCAACCCTGCAAGCGAGGATATGACAATAAGCGAGGACGGGAAAACGGCAAGTTGGAGTAACGATGATTTCGGGACAGATAACGAAATAACGCTTACGGGTACGACCGCCAGCGAGGGAACGCCCGAAATAACCGTGGTGAACAACATAACCAACACGCTACAAGAAACGCACACATACGACGGCGATGTTGCAACTATCACGGTGGAAAGCGAACATTATCCAAGATACCGTTTTATAGACCCGAAAGCGACCTACCAAAGCACGGACGGCGGACAAAAAACGGTAGATATGCAAGTTGAGGTTTTGAGTTATTACAGCCTTGCAAAAGTAACGATAACCGATTTAGACCCGACCCAACCCGTAACGCTTACGGGCAAGTTTGTAGATGTTGTAAGCATTGAACCAAACTTTTCAAATTGTTATGCAGACCCACCGTTACCCGAATTTTTGCAATACGGCGAAACGCTTAATGTAACTATCAAAGCGAACGAAAACACGGCGTTTGATACGGAACAAAGTACGCCTAACTTTTTCTATTATGACGAAAACGGCAACCCTGCAAGCAAGGATTTGACCGTTTCGGGCGACAAGAAAACAGCAACGGGCAGCCTTACTTTGCAAGATGATTGGGGCAACCTTTCTGTAAATGCGCAAGCGTACCCCGTGGCAGTTGTAGGACAGCAGTACGGCGCAATAAACGTGTATTTGGTAACACTTGATGAGTTGGCAGAGTTTAGCGGCAAACGGTTTTTCAAGGTAACGGACACCGACCCCGAAACGGGTATGCCGATTTACGAAAACATTGATTTGGGCGCATACGTGAATAAAATACGCCGTGTTTACACCAACATAGGCGCAAGCAGCACCGATGTAATAAGATGTGGTAACTACAACACGGGCGTATCTTGCCACCAGCCAGCGCAAGACAAAATAACACTTGATTTCGGTACGGCGGTAGTGCCAGCGCATAATGAGGACAACACCGACTACGAAAGCGAAATACAACTTTTCTTGCCGTTTGCAGGCTTTGTAAACCTCAATAATGATTATGCAGGTAAAACGATAGCTTTGCAATACGTTATAAACGTGGTAACGGGCAACGGGGTTGCGCTTTTGTCCTGCAACGGCGTTGTATTTCAAGTTGAGGAAACAGAGCCAAGCAGCGAAATACTATATCTTTCACCAAGTACCCAAGTTAAAACCGTTGGCGGCGATGATTGGAACGAAATGTTATATTACGGGTTAGAACCTTACATTTACTGCAAGTGGTACGAGAGCGCAAGCAACGGGCGAAACACCGACCGACAAACGGGCATTTTAGGCGATTTCAGAGGGTTTAATGTGTTCGATGATGTTACACCCATACACACCGCCGAAATGCTTGCAGAGGAACAAGAAATGATATATGCGGCTTTGTCTGACGGCGTTTATATTGAGTAACTGAAAGGCAGGATAAAAAGAAAGGCGGCAACTTGATTGTTACCGCCTTTTCTTTGTGCTTGCCGATTGTTATTTGTCTTTCACTATATCAACACCCGTTAAACCGATGTACAAGTTTGTCGGGTAACTTTCGCAAAAGGTTTTGAAACGCCCGATAAGTTTTTCAGTGGCGATAAAATCATACGCTTGATTTTTGCAGGCGATTTCTTTTGCGAACTTGATGCGTGTATCACGGTTAAACACGATTTGATTTTCCAACATATCGGCAAGCGTTTGCATACTTTCGGCAACGCTTTCCAAGTTGGTACGAATTTCGGGCGCATTTGCAGCCAAAAACTCAATGTGTTTCTTACTTTGCATTACAAGGTTTTGCATTGCGTTTAACACTTTCTGATTTTGATAGATTAAATCTGTTGTTTTCATTTTTATAAAGTATTTAATTGTTTAACACGATGCAAATGTACGCATTTTATTTTACCTACAAGCGGTTTGTGTGTTATTTTGTGTTAAATTATTCTTTTAACTTTGTTTAACAATGTGTTCCACGTGAAACATTTTATTTTGTGCATCGGTGTGGCGTTGTTCCACGTGAAACAATTTCACGGGCGAACACGCATAACAAAAACCGTGCCAAAGTCAGGTGCGAAATGTTAAAAAACGGTAAAGGCGACCCATAGCAAAAAGCGTGCCACAATGTGTTAGCAATTGTTAAAAGTGGGTTGGGATATGTTAAATAGGGGTCAGTAGCGTACCTTT